CACCGCCGGGTAGACATCGCCCATGGCCCTCGGGCTAAGCGGGAGCAGATCATCGAGGGCGACGCCGAGTTCGTGATAATCAATTACGACGGTGTAGAGATCGTGCAGGAAGCGGTGGCTAAGGGGGGCTTTGACCTCATCATCGTGGACGAAGCGACGCACTACAAGAACCCCCAGACCAAACGCTGGAAGACCCTGAACAAGCTCCTGACCGCAGACACTTGGCTCTGGATGATGACCGGTACGCCCGCTGCTCAGTCCCCTGTCGATGCGTACGGCCTAGCGAAGATGGTGAACCCCAACGGGGTGCCTCGGTTCTTTGGGTCATTCCGCGACCAAGTGATGCACAAGGTGACTCAGTTCAAGTGGATACCGAAGGACAACGCCACGGAGGTGGTGTACCGCGCCCTGCAGCCAGCCATCCGCTTCACCAAAGAGCAGTGCCTTGACCTACCAGAAATGACCTACGTTAAGCGCGAAGTAGAGCTAACACCTCAGCAGAAGAGGTACTACAAACAGCTTCGCGAGTTGATGGCTATGCAGGCGGACGGCGAGGACGTAACCGCAGCCAACGCTGCCGTGTGCATGAACAAGCTGCTGCAAATCAGTTGCGGTGCCGTCTACACGGACGACCAAGAGACCTTGGAGTTCGACATCAAGAACCGCTACAACGTGCTGAAGGAAGCCATCGATGAGTCCAGCCAGAAAATCCTGATCTTCGTCCCCTTCAAGCACGTCATCAACCTGCTAGCAGAACGCCTCAAGAAGGATGGGATCACCAGCGAGGTTATTCACGGCAGTGTGTCGGCAGGGGCTCGCACGGAGATATTTAAGCGGTTCCAAGAGACGGACGACCCTCGGGTGCTAATTATCCAGCCGCAAGCAGCGGCCCACGGAGTCACCCTGACAGCGGCAAATACGATTGTGTGGTGGGGCCCCGTCAGTTCCTTGGAGACCTACGCCCAGGCCAATGCTCGGGTGCACCGCTCGGGTCAGAAGCACCCCTGTACGGTCATTCAGCTACAAGGGTCTGACGTAGAAAAGCGCATATATAAACTACTTGATAACAAAATAGACGTACATTCACAGATCGTAAATTTATACAAGGAGATAGTTGACTAGCCAGCCATAGTGAGCTAAAGTTCAAATGTCACCACTAGAGGAGAACGCTATGAGTGACGACACCGCAAGCGCGTTGTCTGTGGACAAGCTCACCAAGGTGTACCTGAAGATACGCCAGAAGCGGCAGGAGCTAGCCACGGAGTACAAGGCTCAAGACGAAAAGCTCACGAAGCAGATGGACTTGGTTAAGCGGGAGCTGCTGAGTTACTGCAAGGAGCACAACGTCGAGAGCGTTAAAACCACCGAGGGCACGTTCTACCGTCAGGTGAAGCGCCGTTATTGGACCAGCGACTGGGAGTCTATGTACAAGTTCGTGCTAGACAACCAAGTCCCCGAGTTCTTTGACAAGCGCCTGAACCAGAAAAACGTAGGGCAGTTCCTTGAGGAGAACCCCGATCTGCTGCCTCCGGGCTTAAACGTGGATTCGGAATACACACTCTCAGTAAGGAAGAAGGCATGAACAAACCGTACGTTAACATCGAGGAGTTGAGCCGGTACGTTGGAGTAACCATCACCACCCTGCGTTCTTGGGTGCGTACCGGTGCCATCCCCCGCGAGACCTACATTCGGGCAGGGCAAACCTACCGGTTCCATTTAGCGGACGTAGAAGCGCATCTGCGAGGGCTACGAATCGGCGAGCCTGAGGAAGAAGTCGCAGAAGCAAGTGAAGCAGAAGAGGCTGTCGTAGAAACAGCTTCAGTAAAAACCATGGTTGAAGTTGAGGGGGAGGAGGACGAAGTTGCCATCCCCACCTTTGACCTCGACCTAGATGATGACGCCTAAGAGGAGAACGTCATGAGCAAAGAAGTTGTGGACATCCAGTCCATGCTAAACCCTGACATGCTTGCGGCCTTGCAAGCGGTCAACAAGCGCGCTACGGGCGGCAGCAAGCCCAAGGCAACGAATCGCCGAATCAGTCTGCGTGGTGGCAAGTTCCGCATGATTGAAAACGGCGAGCAGGTAGCCGTCAGTAAGAGTGACAGCATTGAAGTTGTTATCATTAACGCAGCTTCGGTGTCTCGTACCTTCTACGCGTCTACCTACGACCCCGACAAGGCTGCTGCACCCACCTGCTGGTCAGCCGATACCAACACCCCGGCAAGTGATGTGCCTGAGGATCAGCGGCAAGCCGCTCGGTGCAACGACTGCCCGCAGCACGTTCGTGGGTCTGGGGCTGGTGGTGGCCGCGCCTGTCGTTTCTCGCAGCGCATTGCTGTGGCTTTCTCTAACCGGTTGGATGAGATTTACCAGCTCCAGCTACCGGCTACGTCAGTTTTCGGCGACGCCCGTGGTGGCAACATGCCGTTTAAGGCGTATGCTCAGTTCCTTAGCCAGCAGGGCGAGGGGGGCACTCCGCTTAGCGTCGTCGTCACGGAGATTTACTTCGACGAGGATAGCGATACCCCCAAGCTGTTCTTCAAGCCGGTTCGTGGGATCAGCAACGAGGAAGCGGAGACCGTCTTCAAGATGGTTGAGCATCCCGACACGATGAAAGCTATCACTCTCACTGTGTCGCAAACGGATGGGGTGCAGAAGATTGAAGCCCCCAAGCCTGTAGAAGTCCAGCAGCCGAAGGCCAGCGTTCGTAAGAATGCGATTGAGGACGAGCCGGAAGCTGAGGTTGAAGAGCCCAAGAAGATGGCGAAGAAGAGCCCGCCTCCTGAAGCATCGGAGGAGTCTCTGAGCGACGTTATCGATAGCTGGGACGACTAACCGAGTCCCCCCGCACCGCGACTAGGCTTATGCCGAAAAGGGTACTGCAGCGCCCCTGTCGCGGTGTTTCTAACTTCTGGGTGGAATATGGACACAACAACTTTTTTGCAGCAGGTATTGGGGGGAGAAGGCCGCTACTGCACGTTCGTGTCTCGGAGCATGGACGGGGATCGGAAGCAGGAGTTCTACACCTCAGTTGAAGACGTAGTAGCAGCAGGGAATAAGTACGACCAGCAGGGGTACGACGCGTACTTTGCGCTGGCTACCTTCGGACCAGATAACAGTCGGCGGGTGGCGAACGCCCTTCAGCTCAAGTCGTTTTTCCTAGACCTAGACTGCGGGCCGAGCAAAGACTACCCCGACCAAGTGACTGCGTTGAGGGCATTGCAGGACTTCTGTAAGGCGACGCAGCTACCGAAGCCACTCCTCGTTAACTCAGGGCGCGGGGTGCATGTCTATTGGATACTTGAAGAGGCCATCAACACCGAGGTCTGGGTTGAGATCGCGAGCAAACTGAAGAAGGCCTGCGCGGCGCACAGCCTGCTGGCTGACCCCAATGTTACCGCTGATGCGGCACGGGTACTGCGACTGCCGGGGACGCGTAACCACAAAGACAAGCCCCCCTCCCCGGTGACGTTCTTCTCTACGGGCGAGATCAAGCCCATCACTGTCGAGACATTCTTGCAGCGTGTAAACGGATTCGGCCCAGCGCTAGGCAAAGCGGCTGGCTCCGCGCTCGACATGCTCTACGACAAATCCAGTACCAGCATGCAGCGTCTCTTCAACAACCGGGAAAGTAGCTTCAAGAACATCATGCAGCGCACGGTGAGTGGGAACGGCTGCGAACAGCTCAAGTACATCGTGTTACGGCAGGAAGAAATCGACGAGCCCCTGTGGCGGGCTGGCCTGTCCATAACGAAGTTCTGTGTTGAAGGGCGCACCGCCGCGCACAACATATCAAAGCGGCACCCTGCCTACGACGCGGAGGAGACCAACGAGAAGTTCGACGGGATCAAAGGCCCCTATCTCTGCAGCAAGTTTGATGAGTACAACCCCGGCGTATGCCAAGAGTGCCCGTTCTGGGGGAGGATAAAAAGCCCCATATCGCTGGGCCTACGAGTTAAGGAAGCTGAGGGCGAGCAGACGGTGGTGTCTCCAGTCAATACCACGCCGAATGCTCCGGTGCAGGAGTTCACTATTCCGGTCTACCCCAAGCCCTATTTCCGGGGCGCCAACGGTGGCGTGTACAAGCGCGAGCTAAAGGACGGGGGCGAGATCGATGAGACCATGATTTACCACAACGACTTGTATGTAGCACGGCGGATCAACGATGTTACTGAAGGGGAGTCCTACCTAATTCAAGCGCACTTCCCGAAGGACGGGGTGAAAGAAGCAGTGGTCCCGCTGCACGGCATACACTCTCGGGAAGAGTTCAAAAAGACCATGGGCCGTCTCGGGGTGGCGATACCGAAAATGGATCAGCTAGCGCTTTATGTCTACCAGTGGGCGAATTACTTGCAGGATAACGTAGCCGCAGAGGAGTCCCGGCGGCAGTTCGGGTGGACCGACGACAAGAATTTCACGTCATTTGTGATAGGCGACCAAGAGTATTTCAAGGACAGGGCCCGCATGAACGCGCCTACGCCCTTTACCGTGCAAATGTTCCCCTACTTCAAACCAGTGGGGACCTTAGAGGGCTGGAAAGAGACCATGAGTTTCTTTGCACGGGACGGCTTTGAGCTTGCGCAGTACATTATTTGCAACGCTTTGGGCTCCCCCCTCATGCAGTTTCTCAAGCCCCTCAACTGCGCCGCTACGCACATCTACAGCCCAGAATCGGGGCTCGGTAAATCCACCATGGTGATGGCAGGGCTGACGGCTTGGGGTGACCCTACCGAATTGCTGACCATGGCTAAGGACACTAAAAACTCCCAATGGAACCGGATGGATGTACTTCGTAACTTGCCCCTAGCTGTAGACGAGCTTACGGACGCAAGCCCAGAAGTCCTGTCCACGTTTGCCTACGAGATCACGCAGGGCAAACAGAAGCGCCGCCTAGAGCGTTCGGGCAATCGGGAGCGGGTGCAGGGCAAACCATGGTATATGACCGCGCTGATTACGGGGCAGCACAGCCTTGTAGAGCGCATCATGATGATGAAGGACATTCCCGACGCAGAAGCGCAACGGATTCTGGAGATTCAAGCCACCCCTAACAGGCAAGTACCCAAACACGA